ATATTAAAGATGATAGGAACATATTTAGGATAATAGCGAATGGCATATAACTTCAACACATCTCCATATTATGATGACTATAATGCGGATGACAAATTTTTAAAGATTTTGTTCAATCCCGGTCGTGCGGTTCAGGCCAGAGAATTAACACAAATTCAATCTATTCTTCAGAATCAGATGTCCGCATCCGCGAATCATATTTGGAAGAATGGCTCTGCCGTTGTAGGCGGAGAAGTTAGTGTTGCTAAAAGAGAATGGATGCAACTTGCTACGGTTGATACCTCTTGGTTGAATCGTATTGTTTATGGTGAAACATCTAATGCAGTTGCAGAAATTACTCAACTTCACGATGATGAAACGCAACCTATCTATTATTACAGAATCCTTTCTGGACAGTTTTCTTCAAACGAAAATCTATTAACTTACGATACTGTTTGTGAAGGCGGCTTTGATGTAAACGGTGAATGTGCTGATAACAATTGGTACGATGCAACGATGATTTACAAAACAGGCGTCATCGTAGGAACAGGACAAGGACTAGAAGCAAGAGTTGATAACGGTGTTTATTGGCTGAATGGTTTCTTCACTCCTATTCTAGCACAAACTATTTTCTTAGACCCAATTTCTGCAACACCAACATTAAAAGTTGGATTCGATATTGTAGAAACTATTGTAGCATCAACGACTGACCCAAGATTGCTTGACCCTGCTTCTGGTTTCTATAATCAGAATGCACCAGGTGGAGATAGATATCAAATTTCTCTTACCTTAATTTCAGAAGCCGACTCCTCTGAATCTAATAAGTGGATGTGGATGATGGATGTCACGAATGGCATCATTACTACTAAGTATGAGGCTACTGATTATTCACTTCTCAGTAATGAAATGGCTCAACGAACATTCGATGAGTCTGGCAACTATACTATTAATCCATTCCCAATTGAATTTAAAACGGGAAGTACGGCTGATAAGTATTCTATTAAAGTTGACCCATCTAAAGCATACATTAATGGATATGAACACGAACTCTTAGTTCCTCTAACTGTAGAAGCAAATAGGGCAAGAACAACTCGCCACGTAGCGAACGACCATATCAATCCTGAATTTGGACCATACTTTGAAGTAGCATCTATTGATGATATGAATGGCGTGTTTAATGTTGTGAATAAAGAATATGTTATCCTTGTTACCGACACGGGTTACACTTCTGCAACGAGTCCAGTTAATACTATCGGAATAAGAAAACGTATCACACACGTTACAAAGTACGGCAACGCATTCAGAATTTATCTAGAAAACAATACTGGCCTCGATGCTATCGCACCCGCTCAATATATTGTTTCTGAAACGAATGCCGATGTATACGCAAAAATCTCTCGTCCAACTGGTATCGCAGTTAGTAAGGGTGTTAATTATCCTTGGATTTATAAGGTCCATTCAATTACTTCTGCACTATCTCTAGGACAAGTAACATACTCTACACAAAAGAATTTAACCGCTATCTTATCTGGAGCAGTTGCTTCAGTACCCGCAGTTTTCAATGATATGCACTGGGAACGAGTTCTTTATATCTGGGATGAATTCCAGAATCAAGTTATACCTCAATATGGTACTGTCGCTTCTGGTGATACGTGGAGGGCTGACTTAACAGGAAATACAACTGCACTTATTGAAATAGTAGACCAAGTCACAGGTAACACATCAACGAATTTGTCTGGACATAATATCTCTATTATGGCAGATATGTATATGTCAAATGCTTCTTGGAGAGCATTGACAAAATCTACAACATCAACCGATTATGTTCTTTCACTTACTGACACATTAACAATTGCACACGCAGTTGAAGAAATTGTTTCTATTATCGCACCTGATACTGCGGATGTAACTTCATCATTTACCTTCACAACTGGTGATACTGATTCTTCTTTGAACGATGCACTATTAACTTGGAACGATACAGTTAACCCAAGTCAACCTGGCACATATACAGTAACATATAAACATTATATTCTTGGTAATATCACAACCGCTCAATATAGATGTGTAAACAGTTATACAGATTCTGGTATCATTTATGATGACGTTTTTGGATATAGAGACTCAACAGGATTGAGTCATTCTTCCGCTGATGGGATGGACTTTAGAGCATCGGATGACGATTACGCAGTTGGCACATATTTGCCACTACCTTCTTCTAACATCTCAGTATCTTATGATTTCTATCTTCCACGAAAAGATAGACTGACAGTTAATGACGATGGAAAGATACAGATTAAACAAGGCTTCCCTTCTACTGAACCAGTTCTTCCTACTGAAGAATTGAATGAGATGACCTTGTATAATATATTTGTACCAGCGTACACATATGACCACAAGAATATTAATGTATCTCACGTAAAGAATAAAAGATTTACGATGCAAGATATTCGTGGCATAGAAAATAGACTTGAAAATTTAGAATACTACACTGCACTTAATCTTCTAGAAAAGACTACCGCCGATATGCAGGTGCTTGATACGGCAGGATTACTAAGATATAAAAATGGTATCTTAGTTGACCCGTTTGTTGACCACGGTATTGGTGATGTTATCGATGAAGCATATTATTGTGCTATTTATCCAGAAGCAGGAATATGTACTGTACCCTACGAAATGTATGGTATGGATATGGTAGGTGGTGTAAAATCTAATGTTAAATTAAATAATCTGACATATACTCTAGACTTTGATGTTATTGAAGCGTGGATTACTCAGCCGATGGGGTCACAAGTTATTAACTTGAATCCATTTGCTCGTAAATCTTGGGTTGGATTCTGTACATTAACTCCTCAATCTGATACTTGGTTTGAAGAACTTTATATGCCAGATGTTATTATTCAGAATGAAAATAACAATGCTGTAACTCAACAAGTAGAAACTTTTGGAACACAGACTCGATGGAATGCTTGGCAGACTCAATGGTCTGGATGGCAAGACGTTGGTGGAAGACAGAATGTTCGTGAAGGTGCAGAAGTAATCACCTTTGGTGGTAATCTTAGTTTTGGTGGTGGCAGTGGAACTACTGCACGAGCATTTGAAACTGGAACCCATTGGGGAACCGGAACAATTAATAATCGACCTACTCGACAACGGTCTGTTTGGAGACAAATTACAAAGGTTGATACTTGGGACCAGAATCAACAACAAACAAATAATCAATTACGAACTGGTACGAAGTCTTGGATGGAAATCAATGATATTCGCACACAAGTCGGTGATAGATTTGTAGACAGTTCTGCTATTCCTTGGATGAGAAGTGTACCTGTAACTATCGATGTAGATAAATTACGTCCATCAACTCAGATGCACTTTGAATTTGATGAGATTAATGTCGATGCTTATATTACTCCAGACGGTGGAGCAATGGGTGACGCTGTTTGGACTGATACTGCTGGTAGACTAAGAAACACAGTATTACAGATTCCTTCAGAAGGTGCAGACGGAGTTAGAATCAGAACGGGTATGAAGATACTCGCAATGAAAGACAATTTCACTCAACCAGAATTAATGACTACACAAGCAGTAGGAGTATTTACATCTGCTGGTACTCTTGATAGACGGCAGAGAGATATTCTATCTACACTAGAAAGTTACAGGGTTGATGAAGCCATAAGAGATACTCGGGCTATTCTGGGCGAAACTAGAACAATTTCTAGAAGCGATACATCTGGAACAAGTAGAACAACAAGAAATGTAACTGAGTGGTATGACCCAGTAGCAGAATCATTCTTAGTAGCAGACGAAGATGGTGGAGTATTTGTAGACTCAATCGATTTATTCTTCTGGTCAAAAGATGACGAAGAGACTCCTGTTCGAGTAGAAATTAGAACAATGTCAAATGGTTATCCGACTACAACGATTGTACCGATGGCATCTAAGATGCTTTATCCTGTAGATGTTGCTACTTCCACAACGGGAGCAGTAAGCACACGATTCCAATTCGCAGACCCAATTTATCTAATGAACGGGACTGAGTATTGTTTTGTTGTGATATCGGATTCCCTAAAATATAATATGTGGATTTCTGAATTAGGAGAAGTTGATTTGCTAAGTGGTAAATATATTAGTGAACAACCATATCTTGGAAGTCTATTTACTTCTCAGAATAACACAACTTGGACCGCAGAGCAATTAAAAGACATTAAATTCGATATGAATAAATGTGCCTTTACCCCTACTGGCGACCTCCAACTTGATATGAAGCCATACGGTGATACTAAATTAGCGGCATCATTTATGCCCAATTTTCAACCACTTGTTCTTTCGGGAACGAGTTTAGATATAGAGGGTGTTGTTAACGGCGACACGAATAATGTATATGGTGGAGTTTTAGATAACGAAGATGTCGTACTTGAAAATGTTGTATCTCTAGACGGTAGTCATACGATTGCTTCTGGTTATCAATATACTCCAATATCATACAATACTACATTTAATACCGATAATACTAATCTTTCTCCTGTACTAAATAAAGAGAGATTAAGCACAGTTCTAGTCAATAATATTATTTACGATACGGCTCCAACTGTCAAGAACCAAATGGGAATCTATCAATCTAAGGATGTCAAGTTGGCGAATTTCGCTAGTGACTTGCAAATGTTCCTTAGTGTACAAGAAGTTCCTAATACATACGTCAAAGTTTACTACGATACAGGTACAGTTATTCCAAGATATATTACAACTCAACCATATGCGAATACCATCACTCACGGTGATTACAACGTGAATGATTTTGAAGAGTATTACGCACACATTTATCCTTCTGGAACCAATAGTCCTGAAAATACTATCACGGCCCAAGGCTCTGGTATTGCTAGTTGGAACGGAGTAATTGCAAATCCTGGACAGGGTGCAAGTGCTGAAGTTTCTACCGCATACGTAGATGGCGATGATGACCCAGCAAACTTATTGAAGATGCACCTAGTTGACCTTTCAAATATGAAATCGATTATTAGAACGTGTTTCATAAGTAGAAAAGATTTAGCAGGAGCAACCTCAGACATAACCGCATCGGGTGCAGGGGCTGGAACTGACTTGACTCTATATGATGTGGGTGATATCTGGTTCGGAGTTTGGGATGATGATTTGAATAGAAAGTTCTATGAGAAAATTATAAACGATGACGGCACATATTCTAAACAAGAAGTTCCTGTACTAGAGATTGATTCGATTGTTCCAACGGAACATCCTGATTATCCTATCGGACTTGCTGTTATCGAAGAGCCAGCATTATCTTGGAGAGAGATGAAAGACAGTGGTGTGACGATTACAAATTCATCTATCCAAACTAATATGGAATTTATTGAGCATACCTTCACTCCATTGAAGAAAGTGCCTCACGAATTTGACCATTTTAGAGTAAAAATTGAATTACATACGACTCATCCGTGCTATTTACCAGCAGTACGAGAGATGAGAGTATTGACATTGACTTAGGAGAACGGAAATGGCCACTGAACCAACATATACAAAAGACCCAAGAACTGGCGCAGTTATATTTACTGACTCTGGAGCATACAAACAACGCAAAATTGCAATCAAGAAGCAGAAAGATGCACAACAAGTTCAAACGGATTCTCGAAGAGTTATAAATAGTATGAGAAGCGAAATAAAAGGACTGAAGAAACTTGTGTACGATTTGATTGAAAACCGAGGGGATTAAGGCTTTATGGCAAATGGAACTACAACTATACCATACGTAAGAAAGGATGAAACCTTCAAAACGTGGCGTGAACGCACCAACGTAATGATTCAACAGCAGAATAATTTTGTTAGGATGCAGGAGTTTGAGATGCTCGGTGTAAGTGACCCGTATGTTACTACCTCTATGCAGTTGAACTATACAAGCGAACTAGCGTCCGAATAATTTATAGGAAATAATATAAAAATGGCACATTATACAGGTCACAAATTCTCACTATTAGAATTAAATACTATAGAGCAACAGAAGAGTTCCTTCTTGGACTCTTTGAACATTAAATTGGATGCTCCTGACCTTCTTGTTAAGGATTTGGCTCTTATGCTGAAATCTTTAGAGGTAATGGAGAACCTAGAACATTTGCCAGAATATAAAGATTTTCTAATTAATGTTGCAGGCCGTTCACAACAATTCGTATCTCCTACCGAGATGATTGAAAACGGTGGACTCGATATAACATATGAATCCTCGAATCTTGTTCAGAATAGTTCCTTTGCCGCTGATGCGTTTGAAGTTGAATTGCTCAAGAATAGTGGATTTGATGAACCAGTTAATATAGCAAGCCCTTGGGCGAATGGCATTGCATATCAATTCGACAGGTTCTTTACTGAGGGAACTCAGATTGTCGATGCTTATACCGATGGTGCTCAAGTAGCCCTTGCTTGGTTTGAAGCAAATCTAAAACCAAATACTCAATACAAATTTTCATACGACCTTACAGTTAATGATGTTAACTGGGACCTTATTAATGGTGCTAAAAATATGGTCGATATGCTTGCTCCTGATACAGCGACTTTCTCAGAAGTTGGCGGTGGACCAGCCCCAAGAACATTTGTCGCTTCTGTAATAGAAGACGAACTTCTAATTCGACCTACTTGTTCATCTTGTTCTAATAATCCTTCAATCTCTGACCAAGGAACTTGCGAAGGTGTTGGCGAGACTTGGACAGTAATCACACCAGAATATCTTACTTCAGTTGCCGCAATGGAAGCGGCTTGTACAGGTTCTGGCGCACACTGGTTTGAAGGCGCAATTAACGACCCGAACACACAAACACATATTCTTGTCCCTTACCATCTCGAAGCGAGAGAAGGCGACACAATCATATTTAATAATCCAGACACAAACATATTGGTTCACAATGCTGTTTCTGATGATAATATATCCTTTGCTTCTCCTGACCTTTCACCTGGTGAACAATGGTCTTGGGTTGTAGACGGATATCACGATTTATATTTTCACTGTACTTTCCACCCGCTCGAAGAAGGAAGATTGTCCAGTACGACTAACCACAGATTTGTTTATTCATTGAATCACGGACTAAACCCCGGTGATACAATCAAGATTCCTATTAACTATGGCGCTAATGTAGCCTTACCTGCACTATCTAATTCTTATAATATTAGTCAAGTAATGCCTCAACTCTGTACCTCAATTGGTGGTGCAGGAAGTCAAAACGTAGTAGAATCACTTTATCACGACCTTTCACTTACTGACTTAGTATCATTTCAGTCTGGTGATGTTGAAACTGACCCGAATGCTACTGTTCCAGTTGTTATCACCTTCCAAGGTGGTAGTGATTCTAATACAGTAAATGCTACGGCTGAAGCGACAGTTGTTGGTGGTGTAGTAACAGGATTGACACTACTTACTGGTGGTTCTCAATACACAAACATTCCGACAATATATATCTCTGGTGGAGGTGGTGCTGGTGCAACTGGTAGTATAGGCTTCGATGCTGGTCTCACAGACATTACTATAGATGACGCTGGAACTGGTTATCAATCTGTTCCTACTGTATTAATCTCTGCTCCATACGGGGCTCTAATTGCTGATGGTGGAACTGCGATACAAGCCGAAGCGACTTGTACAATTGATGGAACTGGAGTTATTGATACAATAACCATAACGGTTGCGGGAACTGAATATACTGGTTCACCTTCTGTTACATTTACTGGTGGTTCGCCAACAGTGAACGCTCTAGCAACTGGCACAGTCGATGGTAGTATTACTTCACTTACACTAGACCAAGGCGGTACTGGTTATGGTTCTGGCGGAAGCACAACTGGTGGCGGAGCAGTAGTTGGAGTTGGAGAGCGTAAATGGGAAGATTATATTATCACCGCAGTACAAAAAGGTGATGCACGAGTTGATGTATTCTTTGATGATATGAATGTTATCGGACACATACACACTGGTGAACTCACAACTGCCGAATACGCTACTATTCAAACAGGCACAAACGTAATTTCAATGTCAACGACAGACGGAACTGGCTCTGGAGATAACTCTCCTCACGCTCACTCTGTTACATATAACTGGGACCCTGCACTAAACAATGGTGCTGGTGGAATGTATCTAGTTGGAATGACTGGCTCACATACTCACGGTATGTCTGAATACTATGTTATCGAAGGTGGAACTAATATTGAATTGACCAACTTTGGCCATTATCATCAATTGCTCCTTGACATAACAGACGAAGCGACACTAAAAGCAAGTCCATTAACTGGAGTCACACAAGACACTGATGGAACTTGGAGTCACACAGGTGGTGTTACAAAGATTGGAACTTCCAATTACGGAACTTCTGACCCACAGCATTTTCACACAGTTGAATATGGTTGTATCGACCCTGCAAATGACACTTACATAATTATTTCGATTGACCAACATATTCACGATTTTGATAGAGTATACTATCCTGGCTCAAGCCAAT